GTCTGTTATTTCGCCAAGGTTTTGACCACCTGCCAGTGTGTCAACACTACTACCTCGACCTTCAGCAGTCTGCGGGAAAAAGTAATCTTCGTTGGTGCTAATAGGATTATAGGTAGCATCCATCATGCTAACACCACCACCAGTCTGTGTCGGAATCCTGCGTTGGTTAATTTCGTTTTTGATCTTTTCAACAAAAGCCATGGCCATATGACTAGGCATATTACCTACATCAATTTTGAATACCCTTCGTTCAGGTGCACGTTGCACACGATAAATGATAATGGCATCTTCTAATAACTCTTTTTGCTTGAATACTTTAAAGATATTTTCTAGCACACTGTTACCAAAGGGCCAAAATATGTCTAATCCTTCAGTTAAACTTAAATGTACCACATGTTTGGCGTCAATTGCCATTTCATTTTGAGCATGAGTAAATCTGCTTCCGCCACTGAACGGTGCTGCTGGTTGAATGTAGCTGCCTTGCGGTCCACCCACCTGTGGGTGATTAATGTAAGTATCGCTGGTGCTAACTGCGGTAACTGTTAAATTTTTTAAATTAGGCTGTATTTCTTTAACCACATACTGCTCAGGTTCTTTGCCTTCAGCTTCATTTACTATAATTTTAACTACCTTGCTCATTTCAACCCAAAACAGTTTGAAGTTTTCAGGATCGCGTACAAAGACTTGGTCACCGTACTTTAAGGTATTTCTAACCATTTTAAATATACGGCGATCAAACTCATTTAAAGTTACCCATTGCTGAAGTTGTTCTTTAATGATATTGATTTCGCTGTCTGTGGGTTTAGACTTGTAGTTAACTGTAAAAGGTAAACCAGTGGTTTCGTCTGGTTGGCTACAAAATTCTGCTAGAATATCTAGAGCGGCATTAACCTCCGAGTCCATGTCCATTTGCTCATACTGATTATAACGATCAATACGATTTGGGTGGCCGGTATAAACTTCAGGGAGATTACTTTGGTAATTACGATAGGTTGGTTGTCCTATAGACGAATCTAAATTACCATTGCCCATTGGGCTCATAAGAGCTGCATTGGGTGCTTTAAAGTACTTTTTCCAAGACATATTATATTTATAGATTAAGTCGAGTTACTAAGTATTTGCTGTTGAATGGAACGCATTTCATTCAACACAGACAGCATTTCGTATTGCTGTCTCACTGACATTTCTTGTAAACTATTTTGATCCTGCATGGTACGTCTTAAATCAATAACATTAGGATCTTTAGATACTGTTGTAGGCAACGTTAGATCGCCAACAGTTTTTCTCAATTGAGCAGTTATTTCAGCTGCCGCTTTTTCCGAGCCAGTGGTTGCAGAATTAGTAATTTCTTGCATGACTTCGCGAAGATCGCCTAAGAAATTCTGCTGATCAACTGAGGATTTAGCTACTAGCATACCCATTTGCGAAAGTTCTTTACTAACTGATGCAGTTAACATTCCGTCTGCATTTATAATTTGTGTGGTTCTTGGAACTTCAAGGTCAGCAATTAAATCACTGAGGTTGTTTACAAATCTAGTTAGACTGACAGCAAATTCTTCTAAGGTAGTAGTAAATGTCTGACTATTAACTGAACGCTGCATATCATACATCAATGATGCTAGCGAACCACCTGTGCCTTTAAGTAAGTCCATGAGCATGTTAGTGGGCACAATAGCACCATCTTTTTCAAATACTCTTAATTCCGGGCCCTTTTCACCGACTATGTAAGGTGTGTTTCTATTTACTGGACCACCACTGGCACGTTTTTCAGTATCAGCAAAAAACGCATCATAAATTTTTTCGCCTAGATAGTCCCCTAACATATATCCAGCAGCACCGGTAAGTACTGATGCAATACCACCTCCCAATAGTGATCCCGCTGCACCAAGAACTCCACCTACTACTCTTTTAACTCCTGCTTGTGTAATGGCCTGAGCAGGTTTTTGTGCTAGTGCTTTACCCACTGTACTACCAACACCAGCGCCAACTAACCCACCGACACCAGCGCCAACTAACCCACCGGCTGCACCAGCTAGGTCTTTAGCACCAGTTCCGGTAGCAGTTTCTAATACATTACCAACTTGTTTGGTTAATTCCTTTAGACCTTCAACGATGCCTTTATCTCTGAAAGCATCGGCCAGTGCTTTAATACCTTGAGCAATAGTTTCTACATTATCTTTCAGTGCCTTAGCAAAAGTACCCATTAAATTAGTAATTTCAGTTTCTAACACTACTTTTAAATCATTGGCAGATTTCTGAATACTAACAATCGCACCAGTTATTGCATCAGTTTTATATGCTTCTGCTGCTTTTGGTGCTGTTTCTTTGGCTGCTTTAATGCTTTCGGGCGTTAAATTTTGTAGATCCTTCATTAGTTCTAGATATGCTTTGGCTATAGCTCCAGCTGGACCGTCGCCTCTTACTACACCAGCAGTGGCTAAATCTGTTTGGCGTTGAATATCAGCAAAGATTGCATCTCTATTTTGAGCAATCATGTCTAGTACTTGTTGTAAATTGAGCGTGCCAGATTTAGCACCTTCGGCTATGTTTCTGGCTAGTTTGGCCAACTCTGGGGTTTCACCGGCCATGAACGCTAATTCTTTGGTGTAGATTGTGCCAGTGTTAGCTATTTCAATGGCCATTTTTCTAACAGAATCGGGCAAAATATCCATGGCGTTTTTAACATTTAAACGTTGTGACTCAGACAACTTGTTCATGGTCTGTTGAAAACGCAGATTATCCATATCACGGCGAGCCTGTTCCATTTTCTTTTTAGCGTCTTCACCGGTAATTGCACTAATTATTCTAAGATTCTCTGCATATTTTCTAGTTTCTATAGCTACTTCTTGGTCAGTAGCTCTTAATGGACCAGCTAGACCAGCCATGCCGCGCATGGTCTCAGCAACCAAAGACCCTTGTTCTTCAATGCTGTACCCTAAACTTAATAGTTCATTACGCAGAGTTTCGCCGCCAACTCGCAATGCACTGGCAATGCGTTTGGTCCCTTCGGTTACACCTAGACCGGCTTTGGCTATTGCTTCAGAATTCTGACTAACCACCCGAGACAATGTTTCTAAAGTAAGTCCCGCAGAATGCGCTGTGTTACGCATTTCTGTCATGCCACCGGCAAAAACTGCACCAGCACGATTCATAGTAGCATAGGCATTGATAGTTTTTTCTATTTCTTGAACCAATATCTCAATACCGGCTACCAACGTAGTACCAATAACACTGGCTGCTAGACCTATACTTTGTCCTAGCGCCTGTGCAATTACACCAACACCTTTGCCTAAATACTTAGGAAATAGATTTCCAATAGCTGTTCCAGCTGCACCAAACGCTGATCCAAGAGCTGTTACAGAAGTCTTAAGCGAGTTAATTATACCACTGAAAACATTTCCGAAAATTGCAGCACTGCCACCCCCAGACTGTAGCGACCTTACCAAGTTATTGGCAACTGCACCCATCTCTTGAGCAAAGGTAGCGCCGGTTTTTACTACCGAAGCTGTAAAGTTTAGGGTACTATCGATTATGCCCTGTGTTCTGGCCTTGGCTGCTAGGCTGTCACGTTGTGATTGCAGTTGTTCTTTTTTCTTGGCATCCGTGACTTTCTTTATTTGTTCATCTAATTTTTCTAGTTCTTTTTTATGATTATCGATCGCTATATTGCCATTCTTCAATAATTGCTCAAATTTACTAGCCATAGAGCTACCATCTTTGAGCACGTCACGAAATTTTTTTAATTCTTGGACAGTACTACGTAATTGATTACGTTGTGATGTTATGTCATCCCGGCGTTTTCTGTCTTCGTCTTGCTGACGTCTTTGTGCTTCCCTAGTGGTGTCAGCACGATTTAAGCCTTCCATTATGGCTTCTGTCAGCCTGGTATAATCAAAATCTGCCATTTTTTAGTGGTAAATACCTATATATCTTTTATTTATAGGATTTCAATCAATGGAAAATCAACGAGCTAATCCACTGAGCAAGTATTTTCGACAACCTGCGCTGTATCTTAAACTGCCCAGCAACGGTCGTTGGTGGAACAGCATGGACATAGACATTCCGGATAATAGAGAACTACCCATTTATCCTATGAGTGCCAGGGATGAGATAATTTTGAAAACACCTGATGCGTTATTAAATGGCCAAGGTATGGTGGATGTCATACAAAGCTGCGTTCCTAATATTAAAAACGCTTGGGGTACACCCAGTGTTGATTTAGACGCACTGCTGATTTCCATGCGTATTGCCAGTTACGGAAGTAACATGGATTTTGAGTCTAATTGCACACACTGTAAACACAAAAACTTACACGGTGTAGATCTTACACAACCATTGTCACAAATACGCTGCCCTAATTTTGATCGCCATATTGAATATCGTGAACTTAAGATTAAATTAAAACCACAATCTTACAAGCAGGTTAATCAAGGCAGCATGATTAACTTTGAAGAGCAAAAAATCATGACAGCTTTAAGCAATGAAAGCATGGATGAGCTAGAAAAAAGTAAATTACTAACCGCTAGTGTGCAAAGACTTATTGACCTAGGAATTGATAGCTGTGTAAACAGCACAGAATACATAAAAATAGACGAAACTGTGGTCAGTGACAGGCAGCACATAGCTGATTTCTATAAAAATTCAGAAACTGAAGTAGTACGTTTACTACAAAAGCAGATACAATCACTCAATGAAGAGGGTAAGATACAACCATTTCAGTTAAAATGCGAAAGTTGTGAGCAGGACTACCAAGCAGAACTTACCTTTGACTACTCAAGTTTTTTCGCGCAAGGCTTTTAACTTATACCACTGACGCAGAAATCCTGGCTTATTTAACTGGCTTGGATAACGAGATAAAAGCCTTTAAAGAAGAACTGCTGCGTATGTGTTGGTTTATGCGTGGTGGCATTACATACGGGGAACTTCTAGATTTAGGTGCCACAGAAAGAGAAGTAATAGCCAACATCATCAAAAGCAATTTAGAAATTACCAAAGAATCCAAAGTTGCATTCTTCTAAGATTTGCTCTGCAAATCTATTTCTTTCGCTTACGCTCAGAAATCTTTTTTTTACTTTTAAAAGAAGGCATTCATCCAGATAATTCAGTCATAATTTGCCCAATCAGGGCAAATTATGATGACGCCTTCATCCGAGTGCATCAGTCACTGATCTAGTAGAGTTGTTTTGCAACAGGAGGCGGTTGACCTGTACCCCCATACTCTAGCTTTTGCATGTCAACGGAACCCGCATCGCACTAATCAGCAGCACGAATTGAGCCTACGGTTGTATCTTTTTCACAGAGCCGTAACCATTTGAGACCTAAAGTTAGTTCTATCCTCGCAATGCCCAAGATCTGACGGTAAATGAATACAGCCTCAATGGGAGTCGAGCAGCCCCGACCAAACACTATTGCATGTTAACGGCACAAGGCCGCGATTGATTCTCGGTTGTTGTTAAG